ATCTAGCTTTAAAACCAGCTGGTAAGTTTGCCAAAGTTCCTGCGTCTATCAGTTGTCGCAAAATAGACGTTGATGCTTTGGATAAGCCACCGATCATGTGCGAAAGACCTAAGCCATAAAATCCAAGACCAGGCATAAACTTGTATTGCACAAAATAATTTATTTTATTTTTTAGTGGATCTGTCTCGTTGTAGTTGCGTCTGATACTCAAAACTTTTTCTGAGCTATCTTCGATTGTTACAATGTAAGGTAGTTTTAGCCCTGTTGGATTACCTGTTGCGTCAACATCTTCAAAACCTTCTATATCTAAAACAGTATGTACCTCGTATACGGTTCTGTTTCTGTTTTCTTTGTAAGAGGGAGACATCCCTTGTATTTCGTCTATAGCCTCTTCGACCTCCGACATGTCCTCTGCATAACCATCGGATCCTATGTCTACGTTTGCATAAAAACCAGAAAGTTGTTGTTTTTTAATTTCATTGGAAGACATGTTAATAACATGGGTAATCCTTTCCGCAGAGCTAATATCAGCAGCCTCGTAAGGCACGATAAGATCTTCTGGTGGTATAAATTTAGATATGGCTCTATTTAATACCACATCAAAGTAAACCTTCTTAAAAGCAGAACCAGCGAGCGGTAAGTAAAACAACATTTGATCCAACTCAGGATCGTATTCTTCCATTACATTCATAATGTAATAGTTCATAAACTCTTGGACCCTTTCTGCTTGGTTTTCTATTTCTACTGTGCGAGCTCCAACTATTTCTGTTTTTACGGGCCCTTTGGCGGGTAGCATTTCTTTATAGGCTTGTGCTTGAAACTGTGTAACAGCCTCAGCCAAGATAGGGTGTATTACACCGGAAGATCCTTCAAACGGTTGCGATCTGGCATCGTCAAACTTCATGCCTAAATATTTAAGGCCATCTGTATAGGTTTTTTCCCATTCGCTCCTAGATTGTTTGTCGCCCTTGATAGAGCTTAGAAGATCGCTTGCTATGCTGGCCAACACATCGTCGCCCAAAACTTCTGCTAAATTTATGTTGAATCCGATTTGTGGTATGTCTGGCGTTATTTCTGCGTCAATTAATACTTGTTCTTGATCCACTAAAATTTCAGCAGCTTGTCTAATCTGATCTTCTCTGGTTGTGTCTGGCATAACCTCAACCGCAGATCCCATTTGTTTTATATCTGGGTTGTCTTCTGTGCCTAGTGCTTTATCAATCGCCATAATAAATTAGTGTAACACTCTTGGTCTGGTTTCTATATCAATGCCTATTAAATCAGTCAGTTCGCCCTCTACCCATAAACCGCTGTATTCTGCTATGAGTTCAGCCTCTTCCAACGTATCTGCGTGTATATCTGGGCCACAATAATCTCTGCCGTCATGCACAAATTTAGTTAAAAATATTTTCAATAGTAAACCGTCCTATCTGATTTTAAAAGTTTCACTTCGTCCTGATAATCCTCATGTAAAGATATAAAACCTCCCTGCCTAAATCGCATGAGAGCCATTGTAGCACTATCGCAATAGTCGTCATAATCGCCGAAAGGAAACGATGCCATTTCTTCTATGACCTCATCTGCAAAGTCGTGTTCTGGTGCCCATACCATGCCGGACTCAAATATGGGCGCAACGCTGTTCATCCGTGCTACTTTGTCTTGTCCTCTGCTCGGTGCATAAGATGTAACCGGTATACCCATTCTGCGTAGTTCTTGTGTCAAAGGTGTACCCGACGCTTTAGCCTCTATCAAAACACAATCAGGTTCCCAATAACGGTATTCTTCCAAAGCTAATTTTTTTAACTCTGGAAAGTCACATCTGACTCTTTTTGCGTCTAATAAAATTATTTCATCGGCGTTTTCATCGCCACGATTAAATATGGCCCAAGTGGTTATCGCTGAGTAATCTGCCGTGTCTTTTTTAGAAAAGGCGGTATCGTAACTTTGTATTACATAAGAATAGGAGGGCACGTCGGCATCTTCCCACCTGTTCCACCATTCACGTTTTACAATAGATCCTTCCTCTGCCGTTGGATCCTGCATCCATTGTGAGTTCCATTTAGATATGGGTAACGATGCTTTTACGCTTAGTAATTCGTCTTTTTTCCAAAACTCTGGCCACAAAGGATCTTCGGATTCAGGCATAATCGCCGGAAACTCTATGACCTCCCATTGGTCGGCAAACTCATCTGATTGTTTTTTTAATACGTTACCTACCAAATCTTTGGTGCTCCAACGGGTCATTACTATGACAATAATTCCACCAGGTTGTAAACGCTGTCTAGGTCCTGACGTATACCATTCGTAAGCCGATTCCATCGCTTTCGGTGACAAAGCATCTTGTTCTGAGTGTGGATCGTCAATAATTAGTAAATCTGCACCACGACCGGTTATTGCTCCGCCTACACCTGCATAAAAACTTTCTCCGTCTTTATTGGTAGTCCAGCGTCCCGCAGATTTGTTATCGGCTTGGAGTTTCAAATCAGGGAATATGTGTTGGTAATCTTCACTGTCTATAATGTTTCTTACTCTACGACCGAATCGCACAGCTAACTCTGCGGTGTGTGTGGTTTGAATTATTTTAAGATTGCCTTTTTTGCCCATCATCCAAGCAGGAAAAAAAGTTGACGCAAACTCTGATTTAGAGTGTCTAGGTGGCAAACACACAATAAGTCTTTTGCATTTACCTTCTGCTATTTTGTTAAATTTTTCTGCAATTATTTTGTGGTGTCGACCCTCTATAAAATCAGGCCACATGTGTTTTACAAAAGACATAAAATCGGTTTGGCAACTGTCCTGTTTTTCTAGTTGATCGTAACGGTTTAACAGCGCTAAGGCCTCTGCCTTATCTTGTTCAGAGAGTATGTCAAAATCCTTAAATGATATATCACTCATGGTCGAGCTAGGTGATTAGGTAGTGACGTAATAACCACCTAACTCTAAGCGTAAATCGCCTAGCGGTAGTATTACATATCGTTAAACTTCGTGCCATTCCTTACCTTGAAACAACAAAGATTCTGCCTCTCTTCTGCGAACTAAACCGGTTAAAACCTCGCCGTTAGATTTATTCCATCGACGCATTTGTGCCGGTACTTCATCGTAGTTGTTATCGTTTAAAACTTTTAACATGGTGGATGATTTAAGGTTGGTTGGTCCTAGATTGTAAGTCCATGCAACCAACGCATCGTATTGTGATTGATCTAACGGTACTTCTACCAACTTGTCGACGTATTCTTCAAACTCTAATAAATCTTTATCAAGCATTTCTTCTGCCATGTCCTGTGTTATGGTCATGCCCTCGACCACGTTTTTAGTTGTGCCATAACCAACTGTCCAAACACCCGCTGGACACAAATAACTTTCAAGTTCGCAACCTTCAAATTTTTTTATCAAAGCCTTGCCTTCTGCTGAGGTTTTCATGTGTTCTCCTATTTTGTAGTTACCATGCGGTAATAAACTACCACTTCTTTTAGCTCGTTTATATATCTTTTTAGTTCTTGCATGTTGTAAGCCATCAGCTCGTAGTCAGGCACAGACATCGCCACGAACACCAATCTGCCCTCTTCTTTTTTTAATTTTTCTAAAAACTCGTCTATATTTTTTTCTGATACCACATACCAATAAGGTTCTTTGAGATCCAAACCTCTTGGTAATATGGGTTGTGCTATGGTTCTTTCTATAGGTTTAGAAACGACGTCAACCTTTTTAGGAATCAGGCCGCAACTGTAAACCGTCATCAAGACTATCAATGTTACGACTGTCTTGTTCAATGCTGTCAAATACTTCTTTTGTGCCATTGTTTACTCTCGTTTCTATTAAGCTTGGTTTTGCCGCAGCAAGTTTGCTTAGATTATGTCTTTTGAATATATCAAGGTATCTATTCATTTCTTGTTCTATTTGTTGATTTTTTCTTTGGATGTCTAATAACCCTTCGGTTTGTACCTTGAAGTCATCTTGCAAAGATTTAATAGCTGCTTTTTGTTCTTGGTCGCGTAGTTCAAATGCTTTATTTAAACTAGATAAAGATTGGTTTTGATAATACAAAAAACCACATAAAGAAAACAACACAACAATTACGCCTAAAAATACCTTTGTCATGGTTTATAATTCTAGTTTTTATCCTGAGCTTTGTCTAATGACAATCGTTGAGGAGCTGCCACCGTTTACTTTGACTTCGTTGACAACGCCGTTTTGTTCTAACACAACCGTATAGCTATTGTCGCTATCTATATTTATGGCGGCGCTTGATCCTACTGCTCTGGTCATTTTTATTTTTTCACCTGTAACTATGGTTGTTATTTGAGTTTTTGTGTCTTGTCCTACTAATGTGCCCTTGATATTTGTGGATGTTGCCACTTGTGCAAGCTGGTCTTCGTCATCTATCTTGTCCAACTCGCTAATAATATCTAACAGATCTTCCAAGAAATTTACATTAAGCGCGTCATAATCTAGTTCGGTAAACTCAAGACCTTCTTCGCCTAAGTTTTCTTCTGCTAAGTAATCAATATCTAGCTCGTTAAAATCTAATATTGGATCTACGCTATCTGTAGATTCTTGATCTTCTATAAAATCTTTAGTTTTTTTCGGCGGCGATACGATAAGCATGTTATCTATGAAATCTAACGATAAATCTAAAATAACCGGATCTGTAGGTGCCGTGTCTAAAGTTGTCGTTGTGGTGGCCTGAAATGCTTGATTTAGTATTACGGTGCCCATGTTTGTAGTCACTGATATTTCACCGGATGGTGCTCCGTCTTGATCCGGTAATAATATAAATAAAGACTCTGATGTATCTGGATTTACTGTGACGCTAAAATCCGTGCCTCTAATACCTACCGTAGCAGAGTTGGTTCGCAGCACCATGTTTTCTTTTGCTACTTTGCCTGTTAGGCCCGTAGTAAAACGTGCTGTACCTTTTAAAAAATTCACTGCAAGTTTGGATTTAGATGGGTCGGGGTCAAAAACAAACTCGTCTATGATAACCGTAGAGTTTTCAGTAATCTTTATGGTGGTGTCGTCGACAAAGCGTATGCCCATACGACCTGCCTCGGTTTGTGCCTTGTCGTAAGATTGAACTACAAAGTCAGGCGTGGCCGCAAACGCCTCGTCTCTTTCGATTTGTGCAAAACCTGTTACTTCATTAACAGATCCTACGTCAACAGCTTGTAGCGGTTCCTTGGTCGTTTTGGATAATGCAGAAAGATCCATTTGAGCCTGTGCTAATGACCCGTAACCAATCATTATCCAAAGTAGATGCTTGCGTAACATTCAAAGTCCTTGAGCCGCCCGTGTGATCTAAATAAAAGTAACCGCCCTGATAGCCGTCGCCGTTATAATTAATCGTATTATCCGATCCGTCTATGTCCATGTAATTCGTGGCTAGATCCACGTCAATATCAGAATCAATCGTGTTGTTAGAGCCGTTGATTATCCAATCTAAATCTAGTGTCGACGCCATAGCGTTTGTGGCTTGATCTAAAGACATATCGTTTGAAGATCCTGTGACTTGTATGTTGATGTTACTAGAATCAGCTCCGTAGGTGTTGCTTGGATCCGTTTGAATATCAAAAATATTAGAATCGCCGGTAAACTCAAAAAAACCGGTATAAGTATCTGCGTAAATATCGCCTTTAAATAAGTTGCTAGATCCTATTTGGTTGATGTCTAAGGTCATTGTTACGCCGTCTAAATCTAGCGGTGTCATGGTGCCTGATACAGCGTTTGCACCACCGATTAAGTTGCCAGATCCTAATTGCTCAACGTCTATGTTTATGGTGTTACCTACCTGGTCAATGCTAACTTCATTGTCCGTTGCATAGGCAAAACCCACAAATAGTAATAAAAAATATCTAATCATTTTTGTAACTCCAATAGCCTTTTATTATACCTTTTTCGATGTTCTTTAATACAGCAACCTCTATGGCAGATTGTAAGGCTAAGGTTATAGACTCGTTCTCAACATTTCCGTTTTCGATTTCGATAAGCTCAGTATTGTTTCTAACAAATCTAAATATGTCCTCGTTGATGCCTACGCTCAATATGCTTTTTGTGGTTGTAACCTCAGTCAATATTCTGCCGGTCAATACAGATATGAAACGCAAACTAACGGTAACGGTATCTTGTCGATACTGTCTGCTCATGCCTATGCCTAAGACTCTGCCACCTGTTACTACGTCTTTGTCCGGTTTGATCTAAAAAAGAGCTTGGATATACCGCAACCACAGGTTTTACTTTTGGCTCTTTTAGATTCCATAACTCGTCGTTTAGGATTGACGCTACTTCGGCAACGCGCGTTATCTGTAAATTATCTAGGGTGTATTCAGAGTCTAATAAGACGCAACTAGAACTTAAAACTGTTAAGAGGGAAAGTAATAGTAGTTGTTTGACCGTTTTCATCCGTGACTATAAGTGTAATAAACTCTTCATCTACTTCGTATTCTATCGTATTACCTTCTAATTCTATGGTGCCAGATGTTTGTGGATTTTCGCCAAACAAACTTTCTACCAACTGTGAGCTCAATCTTGCATAAACTCTACTCTCTAAATTTCTAATAAACCTAGCTAACGTCGTGTTATCTGCGTCTCTTTCCGCCTCTTCTATTGCTGCTTGTTTGGCATCGTCGATAGCTTGGTTTCTGGAGAACTGTTGGTTTTCTATCGTGAGGTAATGTTGTGAGGTATTAATACCGGAAAAACTTGGCGATTTAAACTTAAACACCATTTCATCTGAGGTTAAAAAATTAGAAAACAAAATCAAGCTAATACTCAATAATACAAAAAATAATATTGTGTTAAGTTTTCTTTTTTTGTGTTCCTTCATGCTTTTCATTGGGATCCTTTAGTTTATGTTCCTCTTTCAATTCTAAAACGGTATTAACCTTTTGTTGTAACCGTATCATATCTTGGTCCAAAAGGCGTAATTGATCGGTCAATCGTATTATGGTGCTTTTCATTTCTTGCACGGCCGGATCTATGGTTTTGGTTATGGTTTGCCAAACGTAGTAAACAAAATAACCAAGGCCAACTACCATGACTACGGGAAAACCAAAATCCGCTACTATTTGGACAATATCCATCAATCTCTCCTAGCATCTATTTTGCCGTCTTCTACAAAGTTTTCGGCTCTCGCTATGCGT